GCTTCTCAAATTGCTAAGATGTCTAAGATGGGAAGGAACAAAAGAGGCCAGCTGACAAAGGCAACATTTGATGGTAAGGAATATCAAAGAATAAGACGTGATCTAGTAGCAGAAAGAAATAAGGCATTTGAGAAATCAGATCGAATGATGTCTGATGCATTGACTCCGCTGATTGATATGCTAGATGAAGGCATGGAAAGAGGTGTTGCTGACTTTGGAGGGCAAGCCACTGCAGCTAAGTGGAAAGATCTAAATGAACGATATGCAATGACTGAGCTTATCATGAACCATGGCATGACTGCTACAAATAAGTTTGATCCTAGAAAGCTAGGAAATCACTTAATGAGCACTGATGCTAAACGCACATTGATGGAACAAGGCGGAAGAATCAAAGACTTGCAGAAATTAGTAAAAGTTGATGAGATGATGCGTAATCAAGCTGGGTCAGGCTTGTCTGGGTCTAATGTTCATCCGTTTAAAAATCCTGGCAGAAAGTCTGTTATGCAAGCTTTGGTAGGAAGCAGGGTTGGCAATAGAATACCCTTGCTTCCATCTTTGTATATGAACTTATACAAGAAGGGAATACCATCAACTAGAGGTTTGCTATCTCTTATTCCTAACCCAACGCCATTTAAGATTATGGGTCTTACTGGCAAGAATGCTGGGGATATATCCAGATACACAAGAGCTGCTGCTATGGGTACTAAGGCTCATAATGAAGCGATTGATTCTATAGATCAGATACTTCAGTATGGAGAAGGGCATTATAATAATCTTATGGATTACCTTGAAGGTAACAAAGAAGAAAGGAAATAATAAAGATTCTAAGGATTTTAAGCTACTTTCTAGGGTAGTTAAGGGTATAGGTAAGCTAACCTATACCCTATTTTTTCGCCTCTTATATAGGCTCTAATCTAGTCTATTTCGGATTCATTTTTATCCCATCTTACTGCTTTAAACCTTGGCTCACGAAGTGATCCATCAGATAGTATTTTCATAGCCTTTACCTCAACAACTTTCCCTATTATGTCATCAGGGCTATCCCACCAAGCATATCTATCAGTATCAGTCATGCCTGATATGCTGTGCTCAATTCCATTCTTACTTTTCACAGTAAGACTTCCTAGTGTATCACAATACTTGCCTTCTCCAATCTCCATTCCTGTTACTAATAGATCAAGTGTTACTTCTTCCTTTATCTTCATCAGATCAGCATTGCGCTTGCCTTCAGAATACCCAGCGGAAATATTTTTTAGTATTACTCCTTCCCCGCCATTGAGCCATACCTTATTAGCACAATGCTCCCATGCTTCTTTAAGGCTGCTTGTTGCTATTATGGATGCCATTCTAACTCGCTCACTTCCTATAAGCTCAACAACATGACTAGCAATTTCATACCTATCCATGAATGGCGTGCCAAGCCCATCCTCTGGTATAAAATCATGCACTAATAGGTATGCATCTTTTGCTTCACAATCACCTTTGCTTCTATTTAAGATGCCATTCATAATGTGAAACTCAGGGGTGCCAGCTACCATTATTTCAAATATAAGCCTGCCAGCATAAGGTAGATTTATCTCTTTGCTAAACTCCGTTAGTGAAGGAATTGCACGGCATTGCCTAGACATGATAGGAGAATCATGATCCATGTATCCATACCACCCATCATACTTTTCAAATATAGCATATTCCTTGCCAATATATTTAGGATTCTTTTTATCTGTTTCTTGGAACATATGTAATGCTTTCTGTGGCTTCATGATAATCCCTTTGGATAGTATTCATTCAAATTTATGATTTCAGATACTTCAATTTTCCGCCATGTTGATACAATCTTACCTCTGACCAAATACCAAGACTCACCAACCTTTCCGCTTTCAGCTATCTTCCTGCCTAGCTGTTCATACTTATAACGGCCAATCTTGCAAGATATCAGATCCTCATCATCTTCTAGCTTGAAGTTTAGATATAGATTGTTATCTTCTATAACCTCACCTCCACGCTTTGTTAGGAATACATGCTCATTAAGATCACGAACGTTCCTGTCAACTAGCTTGCCTATGAATACATATTCACCAGGCTCATCTATCTGATCTATTGTTACTGGTTGTGTATCTAGACCATACTTCAGCGGATCTTTGTACAATCCTCCCCAGTGGTGCATAGCAGGGAATAATATATCAAAGTCAGTCACAGGATTCATAAGGTGCTTATACAAAGATGGTGTCAACTTACCTTTGCCACTTCTAGCTGATATTATAGCTTTTGCCTTTTTGGCTGCTATTCCTTTTATATTAAGAAGCCCGCCAATTAGCATATTGCCTTTGTGTGACCATTCTATTTCACTTAAATCAGGATCAATAGGTGTATACTCCAGCCCATCACTTTTTACAAGATCCCTTAATAGCTTTATGGCATTCTCAGGGCTTGATGCATTATTCAAGCTTGCTACAGCAAACTCCATAGGGTGATTGGCTTTACACCAAGCAGTCCAATATGATACTAAGCCATAGCTAACAGCATGCGCTTTGTTGAAAGACCAACTACCAGAAGCGGATATGTCAGTCCATAACTGCTCAGAGTCTTCTTCTGAGTATCCATTTTCTATAGCACCTTCTACAAACTTATCTTTGTATCTACCAAAGAATTCATCACCAAGAGATTTAGATGCAGCTCTTCTAAGGTCAGAAGTATCAGCCCAAGATAGCCCACCTACCTGTCTTGCTATTTCCATCATCTGTTCTTGATACACCACTATTCCAAATGTTTCAGAAGTAATAGAATGATGCACGTCAGAATAATAAGTCGGTTCCTCAGAGCAAGTGGAGTACTTAATGTATCTAGCAGTACCACCACTGTTAAGAGCACCAGGACGGGCAAGAGCAGTAATAGCAGATATGTCATTGAAATCATTAACTCCCATTTGCTTAACGATAGCTTGGAGTGCCATTCCTTCAAATTGGAATACTCCGGCAAGTCTTTGTGCATTGAATAGCTTGAATGTATTAGGATCATCAAGCGGAAGGCTATAGAAGAAGTCATATGGCTTCCCTAGCTGTTCAGCTACTGATTCCAATATGCTTAGAGTTCTGAGACCAAGACAATCAATTTTCAATAAGCCTATGTACTCAGCATCCTTCTTATCCATCTGGATTACTTCATCCCTAGGATTGAGCGAACCATATGTAGAGAGTGGCAATGTGGAAACGAGGATTCCAGCGGCATGCTTACCAGCATGTGAGGCATGATCTTCGATATGCTCAACGAGAGCCATTGCAGGATACTTTCCAATGAATTCTTTACCTGCATCTGTTGTATCAAATGTATCTGTAATACACATGGCCGCACGTGCATCACCTGAACTCCTTTCAATGATTGCATCCTTGACAGCAGAAGTTTCATAAGCAGGGATTCCAAGCCCTTTAGCAAACTCTCCGATTGCTGACTTGGCTTTGAGCCTTGAGGTATTAGCGAGGCACATAACCTTATCTCTTCCATATTTATGAGTGAGATATTTAACGACAATATCTCGCTTTTTGTCTGGGAAGTCGATATCAATATCTGGTAAGTCAAAGCGGTTGACATCAATAAATCGTTCGAAGATAAGTGAATGCTCAATGGGATCCACCTCTGTTATGCCTAGTAAATAGCAGACAAGGCTACCAGCGGAAGATCCACGTGATGGGCCAACTAGCATCTTGCGCTTTGCATTTTTGATAAGGTCTGCTACTATTAGGAAGTAATCAACATACCCTTTATCTTTTATCAACCCAAGCTCATAAGACAATCTGGTGTCATACTCATCAGTCCAATCCTTCACCTTGCCCATTCCTTTAAGGCACTGTGACATTATGTCATTGCTTCCACCCCAGCTAACCATTTCTGCTTTAGGGATCTCCGCTTCTGCTATTGTTCCTATTACATGTGAGTTTCTAATTGCATTAGTATTCTTGTATTCAGCCAACCACTCAGCTTCATCCATTATGTGCTGAGGGTATGTACAATCCTCAAAGCTAAAGCTATACCCAGAGCCATGCTTCCTTGCTCCTGCTAACAACTCATATACATCCCTATCTTTTGGAGTTGGGAAGAAGTTGTTATCTATAGCTATAGGCTGCATTGGCATTTTGCTATCATTCTGATACCCTTGCCCCCAAGCTTGGTAATCAGAGTGTTCTTGCTCATCAGGTGATATTCTTATTACGTTGTTGGATATATTTCTTACATCACTTATTGTTAGCTTAGGTATATAATAAAAGTTCTTATATGCCTTCTCTACTAGGTTGTATATCTCTTGTAACCCTTCGCTATTGCAAGCTATAAAAATCCAATATGTATTGCAAACTCTTTG